ACGCCGAGCGTCGCTTGATCTCTGTTGAGTTCGGTCTCCAGGTAGACAACGAAGCAGCACACGGTGTCATCGCTGACATCACATAAGTAGTACAGCAGGGGGCTTCTAACGAGGCCCCCTGTTTTTCTATGAGATGATTATGCCAACACCCAGAAAAGGTAAGGCCAAAGTAAAGGTCACATCGTCAGGCAAGAAGGTCTCCTATGGGCAGGCCGGCAAGGCTAGCGATGGAGGACCCAGAGTCAGACCCGGTACAAGCAAGGGTGACTCATATTGCGCTAGATCATTAGGCATCAAGAAAGGCCTATCTAAAGAAAAACAGAACGACCCGAACACACCAAACAATTTAAGCCGCAAGCGATGGAAGTGCAAGGGCGCCAAGTCTACTAGGAAGTAATTGTATATATGACTAAAATACTATGCACTAGCGAGCGCAGGCCGTGGATTGATGGCAAACCTCGCCAGATGAACGAAACAGTAGAGGTCACAGCAGATGTGGCTAAAATCGCGCTAGCAACAGGATTCTTCGAGGCGGTAAAAGATGTCAGTAAAGGAAAAGATAGTAGCGGAGGACAACAAAGTACAGATAGTCCGAAGCCAAGAAGTAAGCGGAATACTAAAAGAGATTCATGAACTAAGAGACCACATCCCTTCTATGCACGGCGATGCCAAAGCTAGATGGGTAGGCTCTATCCCCTTGGTCATTGCTGAGCAATGGTCACGCGAGTGCGGTGCCTCCATAGGTACTCAAGAGTACGCCAAGTACATCCGTCGCAAACTGTCAGACCCTGACTACAAGAAGCTTTTAATAAAAGGCTATTAAGGTATAAGTCAATGACGCACCTATTCCTATTGATGGTATTGGTGAATGGCCAGGTACAGTCTGCGGATATGTGGTTCTACGACATCAACAGATGCAATTATTTTGCGAACGCCATCGTTAGGGGGAAAGTAGAACGGACACTTAATTACGAGCCGAGAGGCATCGCCCTTGCTGCCTATTGTTTACCACGAAGGGCAGACCCTGAGAAAGTGAGGCCGTACTAATGGACCCCTTAACCATAACAGCGTGTATATCTGGTGCGACTCGCGCTTATAACATGGTTGCCAAAGCGGTGAATGCCGGTCGTGAGATAGAGGACACAGCGCAGTACATAGGCAAATTCTTTGATTCTAAGGAGAAAATTCTCGAAATAGAGAAAGAGAATCAGCATGGACCTAAGTTTCTCAGAGGCTCGTCAGTCGAGGCCCAAGCTCTAGAGATCCAGATGGCAAAGCACAAGACTCAGCAGATGGAGGCGCAGCTCAGAGAGATCATTGTGTTATACGGCCCTGGCGAAGCTTTCTACAACGAGATGCTAAAGACCAGAAGGACGATAAGACAAAGCCGTCTAGCTGCTGCGGAAGCAAGGGCTAAAAGAAAGCGCCTGATAATTGACGGCATTGGTTATGCGTTTATTGGAATGATTCTATTGGCCTGCGTTATGGCTGTAGTAGGAGTGGTGATTTGAGTCTATTAGATTACGCCAAGACAGACAGGCAACGAGAAACAATTATAGTCTGGGAGCAGTGTGGTCGTAACACTGGCATGGCTTCGAGCGTACTTGGTATATCCTCCTCAACGGTGCGTGATCATGTTGCGTTCGTTAAAAACACGGCTGCGGGGGCGGGTTACACAGAGCACTGGAACAGCACTCACCTAGTCGCACCAGGGGAAACCGTAACTGGTAGAAGTGTATATAGTGCCGACCCAGACGGGAACAAGACCTGGCTAAAAACGAAAAGGACAGTCTCAGAGGCAGAAAAGGCCGAAGCATTTAATGCTTTTGTTGATCAACTCTGCCAAGGCGTCATCCCGGTAAAGCGAAAGGCTAAGGGCAAGAAGGTCCGTAAGGATGACCTCATGCCTACGGTCATAATCGGTGATGCGCACATAGGTGCTCTCGCGTTCAAAAAAGAAACAGGTGACCGAGACTTCAATGTAGGCAAGGCAACCCGAGAGGTAGACAAGGCGATCTGTGCATTAGTGGATCAGATGCCAGAGGCCAAGAATGGCCTCCTAGTCTCATTGGGAGACCTGGCGCATTCTGATAGGGGTAACCCGGCGAGTACCACGAAGGGCACCCTGGTAGATATGTCATGCTCTTACGAGGATCAACTCAGGGCTTGTGCACAGGTTCTAATGAACGGCGTTGAGCAGATGCTGACCAAGGTTGACAACGTGACGTTAGTGGTCGCTAGGGGTAATCACGACGACCACACTAGCTTGGCGGTTCAAATTATTTTAGAGACCTACTTTCGTAAAGAGCCAAGGGTGAATGTGTTACAATCATCTCAGTATGTGCATTATGTCAGGTGGAATAAGTGGCTGCTAGGCATCCATCACGGCGACAAGATCAAGGCTGCTAAACTAGCTCAGATCATGCCAAGGGACATGCCGAAAGATTGGGGCGAGACTACTCACCGGCAGTTTTTGGTGGGCCATTGGCATCATGCCTCATTGCAGGAATTTGAAGGGTGCACCGTGTCTAAGCACGGGTGCTTGGCTCCACCAGACCGCTGGCATTCTAGTATGGGGTTTAATTCAGCGCATACTATGGACATGATTGTTTATAAGGCAGAGGGAGGCAAGCTCATGACTTGCACCTATGAGATCCCTCGAGAATACGATCAAGCGAATGTGGTGATGTAAATGGAAGACCGGCTGACTCGTGTGGAGCACAAAATAGATAGGCTTAGTGAGGCAATGATATCACTGGCCAGAGCTGAGGAGCAGATTTCTACAGTGTTTAAGCGTCAATCGGCTATTGATGACAAAATCACCACGATAGAATCAAAGATAGACAAAATGGCACTTGATGCAGTCAGTGGCCGGTTCGCTGAACGCCTTTTCTGGATTGTTGTGGTTGCCGGGATCACGACATGGTTCAACACAATGGGGTAATCATGAAGTATCTACTGCTCGTACCTGTTCTATTCTTAGCTAACTGCTCGTCATTGGATGTTGTATCTAATGCGGTTCAGAAGTATTGCGACCTGCCAGAAACGCAGCGTCTAGCTAATCGTGAGGCTGTAGCAACCTCTGTGGCTCCTAACCGTATTGAGATCACCTGTGAACAAGAGACTGATCAAGAAGGCAGCTAGGTACGCTCTCAAGGCCTACGACGAGGATATTGACGGCGCTCTGAAGATAGAGAGTTCTGGAACCTCAACTACGGCTTATATCATTGAGCATGCCAGACACCAATATGTAGTGTTTCGTGGCACTCAGCAGGCTAGGGATTGGATCTTTAACCTAACTGCATTCCCCTGGCGCTACAGCGGCAGATGGGTGCATGGCGGGTTCATGATGGCTCACAGATCGGTCTGGAAAGAGATCTCATCTAAGCTTGATCCCAAGAAAGAGATTATCTTTGTAGGTCACTCTCTAGGCGGTGCCCTAGCAGAGCTATCAGCTCACTGCTGCCGATTCTTCCCTAACGTCAGGCTGATAACCTTTGGAAAGCCAAACGTGTTTGTGCGGCCATCTAAGGCCAAGATGAGGGACCTCAAGTCTCAGGTATCATTCGTCTGCGGCTCAGACATGGTAGCTCGAATCCCGGCTGTAGGTTTCTGTCCTGATGCCGGTCAGACTATGGTCTACTTTGACAACTGGGGTAAGACCTGGATAAACCCTCCCGAGAAGTACGTTCGCAGAGATAGAGGTATAGGTGATGCGATCAGCGATCACGACATGGCGGGCTATTACAATCTCACTACTATTTTCTGCGACAGCTAGCTGCGCCATCACAGAGAACCTTAAAGACGGATACGACCCAGGAGACATCACTAGGGGCGTTGTGAGCGATTTTAAGATCTACTGTAGCAAACCTGTGTCATACTTCAGGAAAGCCGCCAGAACGGCTCTAACGCTCTCTACTGGCATTATCCTCCCTGACCCATGCGTGGTGACACTATGACCGACAACGTCGTTCAACTTAATACTACCGACAAGCAAGAAGTGCTAGCCAACAGAATGTACGTCGGTCTCCACGAGCTGATTGCAGAGCTGCTAGAGGACGGCATGTCAATCTACGCTGTGATCGGTGTGCTGCACTCAGCAGGCCAGATGCTATCCCACGAGATTAATTACGCTTATGAAGACGACGAAGAATAGTCCATTAGTTAGCATGCTCATAAGGCATGAGGGGTGGATGGAGAAGCCATACCAGGACAACCTCGGTATTTGGACTATCGGAGTCGGCAGGAACCTCTCTAGGGGTCTCGCAGAGCACGAGATCATGTACCTGCTGCAATCAGATATAGCCACCTGCGAGGATGAGCTGTCACGCAATCTACCTTGGTTCGATGATCTGGACCCAGTACGCCGAGACTGCATGATCGACCTATGCTTCAACATGGGATACCCACGTCTATCTAGGTTCACCAAGGCTCTAGCTGCGATGTCTGAGGGCAACTGGGACCGTGCTGCCTACGAGTTTATGGACTCCAGGTGGAGCAAGCAGGTCAAAACAAGGGCTGTAGACATCTGCAACATGATCAAGACAGGCACCTATTCGTAATTATTATTGTTGACAGCTAGTCAATAAATCTATAGCATCGAGTCTCCAATAACAAAAGGAGATAGACATGCGACCATCTGCTGAAGAACTCAAAGCAATCCCATCTGCTCAAGCAATGTTTGACTACATTGGTGGCGGTGGCTTTGGTGATAACCCCTACGCTAAAGACTCTGCGGATTACTTGAAGTATCAGAGTGCTATGCACCGCTACTTCAATGAAGAGCTTCGTGACCTTCGTCAACAACTCAATGGAGAACCATCATGCCTGTAAATATCCACGGCAAGGAATATCACACCGTTGCTGAGCGCGTCCATGCGTTCCGTGAGGTAAGCCCAGACCTAACCATTGAGACAGAGATTGTCCGATGGGAGGGTGACGACGTGGTAGTTAAGGCGTCAATAAGTGATAACGGCAAGCTAATTGCTACTGGCTTAGCTCACGAGGTGCGTGGCTCTACCAACATCAATAAGACCTCACACGTCGAGAACTGCGAGACTAGTGCAATTGGGCGCTGTCTTGCGGCATTCGGGCTTGGTGGATCGGCTGAGTATGCAAGTGCGGACGAGGTTGCTAATGCTATCTCACAGCAACAAGAGAAAGATATTGAGGAATCGATCGCTTTTATGAGAACCGAATTCCAAAAGTCATTGATAGATAACACTCAGACGATTCTTAAGTACGCTGAGTCTATTTTAGCTATCAAGGCAGGCATCGCTTTAAAGGACTACTCTACTGCTTCTGAGGAATGGTTTAGCCTCACAGATGAAGATAAGACGATCTTATGGAAAGCTCCTAGCAAGGGTGGTGTTTTTACAACCGAAGAGCGTGAGATCATGAAGTCCAAAGAGTTCCGAGAAGCCAACGGATCAGAATAACCTTTTTAACAACGTATGGAGTAACACATGGATTACGATAAAACCAACACAGGCGCTACCTTCAAGAACGATAAGAAAGTAGAGGATTGGCAGTACGATTTCACTGGTAGCTTAGATGTTGAGGGCACAGACTTTTTCTTAGACTCGAAGTGGTATCCACCAAGGGATGGCAAGAAAGGCTTTTTTCGTCACAAGGTAAAGCGCAAGCAGGCTACACAGAATGCAGCGCCTCAGCAAGCTACTCAGCCTGCTCAACCTGCCCCAGAGGATGATCCGTTCTCTGAAGACGTGCCGTGGTAGATTGCTATGTCAGTTAACTTTGGTGCAGCTCTAAGAGAGCTACAAGAAAAGAAAGGCGTGTCGTCATCTGAACTGGCGGCTCGTCTAGGAGTTCAGCGTCAGCGCGTTGACTACCTGCGAAATAAACAAGACGTTCGGCTGATGACTGTAGTAGAGGTCAGTGAGGCCTTGGGCGTCAACTTCAACACGTTCGTAAAGGCTTGTAAGCAGTGAAGTCTTTTAAGGACGCAGAGCATGCAGTGAGGGATGCGGCGTGGTGCGCGATTGACCACGGCTATTCCTTCGCTGTTATCTATTCACCTTCTGGGTTCCAAGTTTGCGAGCTTAGCAAGGTTAAGAAGAAAGATAATATAGCGGAGGTTGTTCATGATTTGGCCGAGACAATACGCTTCTCAGATCATCGCCCTTCATACGAAGGAGGAGCGGAGAGCCGCGCTAGAGAAAGTGCCAGAAGAATGGAGGCCGCTCGTAAAATTACATGTGGAGATAGCTTATGATCGAAGAAGATCGAGAAGGATTCTTTTTAAAAATAGCTGAGGTATCAAAAAGGCATGCTCAGGCAGAGGCAGAGAAGTCTTATTTGATGGAGTACCGCAAAAGTCTTAAGAGCCTGCTAATGATTAAGGCAGAGAAAGAAGATGCTAAGATGCCAGTAGCAAAGCAGGAGCGGTACGCTTACAGTCACCCAGATTACCAAGAGCTATTGGATGGGCTTAAGGTAGCGGTAGAAAAGTCTGTGCGTTATCGGCATCAATTCACGGTCATGCAAATGGACTTTGAAGCATGGCGGTCTAAAAACGCTAGAGAGCGAGCAGAGGCATCAATCCGATGAGAGAAATTAACTTTTACAAAAAGCCGCACGATATAAAGACTCTGGAAAAAATGTACCCAGTGACCAAGCCGATATTTAGCGCAAAGCTTGTTGAGTCTAGGATGCACCTCATGGATGATAAAACGAGAGCCAGGGCAAAGCGCACCATTTACTGCTTACAAACAGGGGACTACTGGAATGTTCGAGTACAATTGTAAGGTTAGGAGGGTCATCGATGGAGACACCGTTGATATTGATATTGACCTTGGTTTTAGTCATTGGATTCACGGCGAGCGTATACGTCTTGATGGAATTGATACGCCCGAGTGCCGAACTACTGACCTGGACGAAAAATACTTCGGTAACCTCGCCAAGGAATATGTCCTCGAATGGGTTGAGCAGCACGGACCCGATTTCAGAGTCAAGACGACTTATAAGGATAAATACGGCAGATACCTGGGGCAGATTACCACCGCATCGGGCAGGGTCCTAAACGACGAGCTAGTAGAGAATCATCTAGCGGTTCCCTACGAAGGTCAGAGCAAGGAGGAGATCGAAGAGCTGCACATCGCAAACCGCAATATGCACATCAAGCAGAAATACGATCTTGATGCTGTCGTTGATAAGATAGCAAAGGAGCTGATCAATGAAGATCAACATTGAGATCGATGAGGAGCACGTTGAGGATGCTATAAAGAAGCTAGAGCTGCTAGAAAAGCTCTGGGTAGACATAATAGAACTGCGGGCCTTAACCGAAGAGATCTACGACATGGTGAAGGATCGTGCAGGGAAAAACTAGGCGCTGCGCTCTATGCAAAAAGAAGGTCTTGGTGTCCGATGCAGTAATCGGTGGCATCAAGGCCTTTTGCTGTTTTGAGCACCTAATAGAATTCACTAAGACTGCCCCGGCTAAGAAGATAGCCAGGAAGCAGATAGCGGCTCACCAGAAAGAGCAGAAAGAGAAACTCAA